TCTAAATACAATGTTTGATGTCAATCATTACGATGATATTCGTAAGAGGCTTGACTATGATGCTACCGTACTTGGTATATCTATCGCTAAGCACGAATTTCTTCAAGGAGCAGGGGTAAAAATATCTTATGTTGACCCTGCAAATATGGTTTATAGTTATACCGAAGACCCTTATTTTAGAGATTGTTTCTATTGGGGAGAAATTAAAACTATGGCAATAACTGAGTTAATGAAAATTGACCAAAGTCTTACCAAAGAAGATTTACAAGAAATAACACAATACAGCCAAGGATGGTATGATTATTTCAATGTAGCTCAGTTTTATGAGAATAGTGTATTCTCAAGAGATACGTGTACGTTGATGTATTTCAATTATAAAACTACTAAGAAAATAGTTTATAAAAAGAAGATACTTGATAATGGTGGCTCAAGAGTTATTGAAAAAGATGATACCTTCAATCCTCCAACAGAAATGATGGAAGAAGGTAATTTTGAAAAGATAGAAAAAACTATTGATGTGTGGTATGAGGGGATTATGGTAATGGGTACTAATATTCTTCTACAATGGAAAATGTCAGAGAATATGGTTAGACCAAAGTCTGCATCTCAACACGCATTACCAAACTACATAGCTTGTGCTCCAAGAATGTACAAAGGAGCTATAGAGTCTTTAGTTCGTAGAATGATACCTTTTGCAGACCTTATCCAAATTACGCATTTAAAATTGCAACAAGTAATTAACCGAGTTGTACCTGATGGTGTATTCATTGATGCCGATGGTCTTAATGAAGTTGATTTAGGTAATGGTGCAGCTTATAATCCTGAAGATGCTTTGAGGTTATACTTCCAAACAGGTTCTGTTGTAGGTAGAAGTTTTACTCAAGATGGAGATTTTAATAATGCTAAAGTTCCTATTACTCAGTTAAATTCAAATGCAGGAACAGGCAAGACTCAGATGCTTATTACTAATTATAATCACTATATGGATATGATTAGAACGGTAACAGGTCTTAATGAAGCGAGAGATGGCTCTACTCCTGACCCTAATTCATTAGTTGGTTTGCAGAAGTTAGCAGCTCTGAACTCAAATACAGCTACTCGACACATACTTGATGGTGGATTATATATTTTCCGTTCAATGTCAGAAGCATTGACTTATAGAATTGCAGATATTTTAGAATATTCTGATTTCAAAGATGAGTTTATTAATCAGATAGGTAGATACAATGTATCTATATTAGGAGACATCGCAGACCTTTATATTTATGATTTTGGTATTTTTATTGAAGTTGCACCTGATGAAGAACAAAAAGCACAACTTGAAGCTAATATCAATATGGCATTATCTAAAGGAGATATTAATCTTGAAGATGCTATTGATATACGTGAGCTTAAAAACATTAAACTTGCAAATCAACTATTGAAACAAAAAAGAGTTAAGAAGCAAGATAGAGAAGAGAAGTTGGATATGCAGAAACAAGCTATGATTTCTCAACAGCAAATGCAAGCTCAGCAATTAGCCGCACAAACATCTATGCAGAATATGCAAGGTCAATTGCAGATGAAAATGCAATTAAAACAAATGGAGACTGAGTATAATATCAAGACTATGCAAGTAGAGGCTGAACTAAAATCTCATTTAATGGCTGAAGAGTTTAATTACAATTTAGAGTTAAATAATATGGAGGTTGGAAAAATATCTCAAAGAGACCAATTAAAAGAAGAGGCTAAAGATAAGCGTGTTAGCCTTCAAAATACTCAACAGTCTAAGCTCATAAATCAAAGAAAAAATAACTTGCCTCCATTAGATTTTGAATCCAATGAGGATAGCTTAGATGGTTTTGATTTAGGAGAATTTGAGCCTCGTTAAAATATCAAAAAAATTGTATAGCTTTGTAAAAAATTAAATCAAATTAAAATCAAATCAAATGGAAATGAAAGTAAGATTATTAGATGGTATAGAAGAGAAGGGAACTGCTCAAGTTGAACAAGAATTACTTGAGAAACACGAACAAGAAATCTTAGGGGAGTCAAGTTCGGGTAAATTTGAAGGAATAGCTCGTATTGCTGATGAAGTAATTGAGCCTACAGGTGGAGAGCCTGATGAATTATCAGAAGAACAAGTTCTTTCATATATTGGAAAAAGATACAATAAGCAGATTAATTCATTAGATGAATTAACAGCACAAAGAGAAGAAGCTGAGGCTTTACCTGAAGATGTTGCTGCTTATATGAAATACAAAAAGGAAACAGGAAGAGGTTTTGATGATTTTTTAAGTCTTAGAAAAGATTTTGACTCAATGGAACCTGAAAGTTTACTTAGAAATTATTTATCAGCAACTCAAGAAGGACTTGATGCTGATGATATTGATTCTTTGATGGATGATTATCGTTATGATGAAGATATTGATGACGAATCGCAAATTAAAAGAATTAAAATATCAACAAAAAAGGCAATTGCCGAAGCTAAAAAGTTTTTTAATAATCAAAAAGAACAGTATAAAATGCCACTTGAGTCAAGTGCTGCGTTTGTTTCTGATGAAGAAAAAGAAATTTACGAAAGCTACAAGCAATATACCAAGCAAGCGAAGACTATTGAAGAGGAGAATGAAAGAAAAAGGAATTGGTTTAACCAAAAGACTGAGGAGGTATTTAGCGGAGAGTTCAAAGGTTTTGAGTTCAATGTTAATGACAAGCGAATCACTTTCAATCCCGGAGATGCTAATGAGCTTAAAAAAGCACAAGCTACACCTGCAAACTTTATAAATAAGTTTTTAGATGAGCAAGGCTTAGTTAAGGATGCGGCAGGTTATCATAGGTCATTAGCTGTTGCTATGAACCCTGAGAAGTTTGCAAAGTTCTTTTACGAACAAGGGCAAGCAGATGCAATTGATGGAACAATGAAAGGCATTAAGAATATTCAAATGTCTGAAAACAAAGTTCCTCAAGTTACAAAGTCAACGGGAGGAATGCAGGTAAAAGCGGTAAACCCTGATTCCGGTAAAAGCCTTAAAATCCGTAGTATAAAAAGAATATAAATTTTAAAAATTAATCAAAATGGCAGGTACATTATTATCAAATCCTACTTTTGCATTACAGCCAAGTGCTGAGCAAGTAGCATTGCAGACAAACTATATTACCAACTTCAACTTCTTGAATCAGTATCTTCCTGATACTTACGAGAAAGAATTTGAGCGTTATGGTAATAGAACCATCGCATCATTCTTGAGAATGGTAGGTGCTGAGATGCCTTCTAACTCTGACCAAATCAAATGGGCAGAACAAGGTCGTCTTCACATTAAATACACCAACATTACTTCTGCGGCAGCAATTAACTCCAACACAGCAACTTTCACAGTAGCTGACACAGGTGTTACTTACATCGCAATTAGAGTTGGTCAAACGGTTATGATTCAGAACAACACTACAGGTGTATTCAACAAAGCAATCGTAACTGCTGTTCCTTCTGCAACTACTTTTACAGTAGCTTACTATGAGGCAACAGGTCAAGCATTTGCTGTATCTACTCAATGTACTGTATTCATTTATGGTTCTGAGTTCAAAAAAGGAACTAATGGGATGATTGGTTCATTAGAGTCAGAAGATGACATCTACAGCAACAACCCTATTATCTTAAAAGATAAATATGCGGTTAATGGTTCTGATATGGCTCAAATCGGATGGGTTGAAGTTACTACTGAAAACGGTGCTACAGGTTACTTGTGGTATTTGAAATCAGAGCACGAAACTCGTTTACGTTTTGAAGACTACATCGAAACTGCAATGATTGAAGCGGTTCCGGCTGTTTCGGGTTCAGGTGCTGCTACAGCAGGTTTCATCGGTTCTCAAGGTATCTTCTATGTTGTAAACAATAGAGGTAACGTATGGGGCGGTGGTTCTCCAACTTCTTTGTTAGAGTGGGACACAATCGTTTCTCGTTTGGACAAACAAGGAGCTATCGAAGAAAACGTAGTGTTTGTTAACCGTGGATTGTCTTTCGACATCGACAATATGTTAGCAACATTAAACGGTTACACTTCAGGTGGTGTTGCTCAGTCTGCATCTTTCGGTTTATTCGACAATGATGTTGATATGGCATTAAACTTAGGTTTCACAGGATTCCGTAGAGGTTACGATTTCTACAAGTCTGATTGGAAATACCTAAATGACCCAACTATGAGAGGTGGATTGAACAATGCTGCTGCTACAGCAACAGGTACAATCACAGGTCTTATGGTTCCTGCCGGTTCTACTTCAGTGTACGACCAAATTATGGGTAAAAACGCTAAGAGACCTTTCTTACACGTTAGATACCGTGCTTCAGAAGCTGAAGACCGTAGATACAAAACGTGGATTACAGGTTCTGCCGGTGGTGCTCAAACATCTGACTTGGATGCAATGGAGGTTAACTTCTTGTCTGAAAGATGTGTATGTACTTTAGGTGCAAACAACTTCGTATTATTCCGTTTCGGATAGTATATAGTAAAGAACTTTAGATGCCGCCCCTTCGGGGGTGGCTATAGAGTTCCTAATTAGGAATGAGCCGCTTATGAAAGTTGTTTGAGTAAACGGAGCTAAGAATTGTCGAAGGGCAAGGAAGGAGTAACTTCTCTTTTTGTTTAGTCTCTTTGAATAATCGTAATCTGAGGCTCGGACCTTTTTAAAAGGTAAAAAAAATTAAATTAAATTAAATCAATATTAAAAATGGCAACAATAGTTTCAGTAAACAAAGTTTACAAATTGACAATAGGCAATCCACTTTCCTATAGTTTAGCATCAAGAAATCATCCAAGATTCCCACTAATGTGGTTTGATGAAAAAAAGAATCAAAACAGAGCTTTAAGATATGCAGTTAATCAGAAGTCTCCTTTCGAGGATGAGCAAGATGGTAACTCAATTCTTGAGCCTATTATTTTTGAAGATGGGTTTTTATCTGTTTCAAGAACAAATCCTGTATTGCAAGAGTTCTTGCACTATCATCCTTTAAACGGAAGAATATTCGTTGAAGTAGATGATGAAAAAGATGCTGCTTCTGAAGTAGAAGATTTAGATTTAGAGATTGATGCTTTAGTTGAAGCAAGAAAACTTTCTCTTGAACAAATTGAAACTCTAACAAGAGTTATGTTTGGAAAAGACCCTTCTACAATTTCGACAGCGGAATTAAAAAGAGATATATTGGTATTTGCTAAAAATGACCCAAAAGGTTTCTTAGCTACATTGAA